TGGCCCAGTTTTGAAGAACTTCCCTATATCGTACGAGAGTTTTAAGTACTTATATAGTAGAATAGGGAAACTGGGCCAAACTGGGCCAGTTCGCTCAGAGCTAAACCCCAAGCGCCTCCCCTTCCACAAGACTACAGGTGCGTCTCACACGCACCTCAGAACTCACACGCCCCATAGTGAGACCAACTACCCGAAAGGAACCCAACATGTCCGCCGTTACCGTTATGTTCATCGTCGGCACCCACTTCCTCGCCCTGGTTATCGGTATGATCGTCCACTCGCTCTTCCTCGAGCGGGCGGACCGCATCGCCGACGCCAAGGTCGAGGCCGTGACCGACCCTGACATCATGGCCCTCGCCGGCATCTTCATCCCGAAGAAGTGACATCTCGACCCTATCCTCACAAGGGATAGGGTCTTACTGTTCGCCGCCTTTACTGCTGCGTACCTGGGACTAAAACACACGTCCCATAGTGAGTACTGCTCGACGACCTTATACCGGCCGTCGGGCCTTCGCCCGGAAAGGAACATCATGGGCAACTCCAAACCACCACTCGAACGAGACTTCCAGAGGAAGGTCGTCGCAAGACTCCGAGACGAGCTCGGCGCGATCGTCCTCAAGAACGACTCCTCCCTCAAGCAGGGCGCACCCGACCTCACGGTGCTGCTCCCGGGCGGACGCGTCGCGCTCCTCGAGGTCAAGCGCAAGGCCCCGACGAGCTCCGACTACCGTCCCAACCAGGAGTGGTACCTCGAGAAGCTGCGCAGTATGCGCCACTACGCCGCGGTCATCCACCCCGGCAACGAGGAGGAGGTCCTGGATGCGCTTCGCTGATCACCCGCGCCTCCAGGGCGAGCACGCCTTCCTGGGGGCCTCGCGCTACCACTGGATCAACTACGACGACGAGCGTCTGGGCGCTTCCTACAGGACCGCCATGGCCGCTGCAAGGGGAACGAGACTCCACGCCCTCGCCGCCGAGCACATCCGTCTGGGCATGCGCATGCCCCGCAACCGGGCCACCTTCAACGCGTACGTCAACGACGCGATCGGCTACCGCATGACTCCGGAGCAGGTTCTGTTCTACTCCGTGAACGCGTTCGGGACGGCCGACGCCATCTCGTTCGACGACCGCTCCAAGCTGCTCCGCATCCACGACCTCAAGACGGGGGTCACGCCGGCCTCCATGGCTCAACTGCACGTCTACGCCGCTCTGTTCTGCCTGGAGTACGACAAGTCCCCCTTCGAGATCAAGTACGACCTCCGCATCTACCAGAACGACGAGATCGCGTCCGACGAGACCGATCCCGAGGAGATCTCGCGCATCATGGCGGCGATCCGCCACTTCGACAAGATCATCGAGGAGCTCAAGGAGGCGGAATGATCGTCATCGACGAGAACGGCGACCTCCGGATCGCCCATGTCGGCACGCCGCACGTCGGCGCGACGCCCCACTCCGGCCGGTACAAGTGGGGATCGGGCGACAACCCCTATCAGACGTCCACCACCTTCCTCGCCGAGGTCGACCGCCTCATGAAGAAGGAGGGGATGAGCGAGAAGGAGGCCGCCAACGCCCTGGGCATGAACACCGCTCAGCTCAGGGCCAGGAAGACGGCCGCCAAGAGCGTCAAGAGGGAGGGCGACATCGCCATCGCCCGCCAGATGCGGGAGAAGGGCGCGTCCTACGGCGCCATCGGCGAAAGGCTCGGCCTCAGTGCCGCCACGGCCAAGAAGCTGGCCGAGGGCGGCATCCTCGAGAAGTCGACCAAGGCCCAGGACGCCGCGGACGTGCTCAAGGCCTCCGTCAAGGAGCACGGCTACATCGACTACGGCCGCGGAACCGAGATCCTGCTCGGCGTGAGCACCACCCAGCTCAACACCGCCGCCCAGATGCTCAAGGACGAGGGGTACGAGTCGTACACCCTCAGAGTCCCGCAGCTGGGCCGCAAGGAGAAGTACACCGAGCTCCGGGTGCTCTGCAAGCCCGGAACGACGTTCCAGGAGGCCGTCTCCAACAAGGACCGCGTCCGAGCCCCCCGCGTCACAATCGACGAGAACGGGCGGATCGTGGGCGCTCTCCAGAAGCCGGTCTCCGTCTCCAGCAAGAAGCTGAAGATCCGCTACGCCGAGGACGGCGGAACGGACATGGACGGCGTCATCGAGCTCCGCCGGAAGGTACCCGGCCTCGAGATCGCGAACGGACGCTACGCCCAGGTCCGCATCCTCGTCGACGGCACCCACTACCTCAAGGGCATGGCCGTCTACTCGGACGACCTTCCGGCCGGTGTGGACATGCGATTCAACACCAACAAGAAGAAGGGTACGCCTGCCCTGGGGCCGAAGGACCACACCGTCCTGAAGCCCATCGACACGTTCGACCCGACCAACCCGTTCGGGTCGACCATCACCCAGAAGCGCTACATCGACCCCAAGACCGGTCGTAAGCGTCTCTCCGCGCTGAACTACGTCCACGAGGAGGGCGACTGGGACGACTGGTCCCGTTCGCTCGCCTCCCAGTACCTCGGCAAGCAGAAGCTGTCCGAGGCCAAGAGGCAGCTCAAGGTCACGCAGCAGCGCATGCAGCGGGAGTACGAGGATATCATGGCGCTCGACAACCCCGTTGTCCGGCGCAAGCTCCTGCTCTCCTTCGCCGACTCCTGCGACGGTAAGAGCGTCGATCTCAAGGCCTCCGCCTACCCCAGGCAGGCGTCCCAGGTGATCCTGCCCGTTCCGAGCATGAAGCCCAACGAGGTCTACGCCCCGAACTACAGGCACGGCGAGACCGTGGCCCTCGTCCGGTTCCCGCACGCCGGTCCGTTCGAGATCCCGATTCTCACCGTGAACAACAAGCACGCCAAGGCCCAGCGCCGTGTCGGCAAGAACGCGAGGGACGCCATCGGCATCCACCCCTCAGTCGCCGAGCGGCTCTCAGGGGCGGACTTCGACGGCGACTCGGTTCTGGTCATCCCCAACAACGACGGCAGGGTCAAGTCCTCCCGCCCTCTCAAGGGCCTCGAAGGATTCGACCCCAAGCGGTCGTACCCGTATCGACCGGGCATGAAGGTGATGACCAAGAAGTACACCCAGAAGCAGATGGGCATCGTCTCCAACCTGATCACCGACATGCAGCTCAAGGGCGCCACGCCCACCGAGCTGGCCAGGGCCGTGCGCCACTCCATGGTCGTGATCGACGCGGCCAAGCACCGCCTCGACTACAAGCAGTCGGAGAAGGACAACGGCATCGCCCAGCTGAAGAAGAAGTACCAGCCCGAAGGCGGTGCTTCCACCCTTCTGTCCAGGTCCAAGAGTCCCACGTACATCAACGCTGAACGTCCACGCCGCGCCGCTGAGGGCGGACCCATCGATCCGAGAACCGGACGCAAGGTCATGGTCCCGACCGGCGAGTGGCACTACCGGAAGTACAAGGACAAGAAGACCGGCGAGTGGGTCGTCACCGACCAGGTCGTCATGGAGACCCAGAAGGCCCCCAAGATGAGCAGGGTCCGTGACGCTCGGAAGCTGTCCTCCGGCACGCCGATGGAGGAGGCCTACGCCGAGCACGCCAACGAGATGAAGCGGTTGGCCAACCTCGCTCGCAAGTCCTCCCTCCATGTCGGAAAGACCCCGTACTCCCCGGAAGCCGCCCGTCGTTACAAGCCCGAGGTCGAAAGCCTCCGGGCCAAGCTCAAGCGGGCCTATGCCGGAAAGCCCCTTGAGAGGCAGGCTCAAGTCATCGCTAATGCGAAGATGAAACTGCTTCTCCAGGACTCCCCGGACCTCCGGGAGGATTCGGACCGCCGGGCCAAGTACGAGAGGCGGTACATCAAGGACGCCAGAGCCCGAGTCGGGGCCGACCACTACAAGGTCGAGTTCACAGAACGGGAATGGCAGGCCGTCAAGCACGGCGCCATCACCGAGAACTTCCTCAGCGACCTGATCGCCGAGGCCGACGCCGATCACGTCCGTCAGATGTCCTCTCCTCGGGCCAAGACTGCTCTGACGTCGGCTCAGCAGAGTACGCTCAGACGGCTCAAGAAGAGCGGCTACACCAATGCGGACATCGCCGATGCCCTTGGTGTCAGCCCGTCCACCGTTCGCAACTACATGGCTGAGGAGGGATTGTGAGAGCGGTCTACATCACAACGTTCGACAATCCTTACGATCCTGCTGATGAGTTCGATGAATGGTTCAGGTTCGATGAGGTTCATCGTTATGGAACTTTGAACCTCCTCTCTCGACTCACGGCCACGGGCGACGAGTCATCTGAAGATTCTGAAGACGAAGACATAGAACTTGCGATTGATTCGATTCTCGAAATCGATTCGACAGGCTTCTACGTCAAGATCGTCAAGGAAGACAGCTAGAAGGGAGGGATGGCGAAGCGCTCGAAGCGGGGGGGAGGTCCGGCAGAAACGGCACCCCCCGCTGCTTCGCCGCCCCCTACCGCAAAGCCCCGGCGGGATATTTTCCAGGGGTCTGCGGCCGCATCGGTCACCCCGCTTCTTCGTTCCTTTCAAGCGGATGATATTCTCCCCGATCGGTGCGGTCACAAACCCCTGGAAAACCGCTTCTGAAAGGAGCGCATCATGCCCATGACGCCTCCGTTCTCGGACGAAGCCCATGAGAAGAAGATGATAGCCCTGGCAATGGCCCAGGCAGAGTCGCTCATGGAGTCCGGAGACGCTCCCCCGGGCGTCATTCTGCACTTCGTCAGGCTGGGATCCGAGCGATCCAAGCTCGAGATGGAGAAGCTTCGGGCCGAGAACGAGATGCTACAGGCCAAGACCAAGGCCCTCGAGGCCCAGGCGCGATCGGACGAGCTGTTCCAGAAGGCCCTCGACGCCTTCGCCGGCTACAGGAGCTCGGCGGGCGACGATGATTAGGACCTACAGCGAACTGTCCCGTCTCGAGACCTACAGGGAACGATTCGACTACCTGAAACTGCTCGGAACGCCCGGGCGCGAGACCTTCGGCTTCGCCCGGCGCGTCAACCAGGCGTTCTACCAGTCCAAGGAGTGGAAGCGGGCCCGCGTCAACGCGATCGCCCGCGACATGGGGTACGACATGGGCGTCGTCGGCTATCCGATCGGCTCCAAGGTCATAGTCCACCACATGAACCCCCTCATCGAGGAGGACATCCTCTCGGGGGACCCCGCGATCCTCGATCCGGAGTTCCTGATCTGCGTCTCGCACAACACCCACAACGCGATCCACTACGGATCGTTCGATCTGCTCCCCCAGCCCGTGATCGAGCGCGCTCCGGGGGACACGACACCCTGGAGGTGACATGAGCTCGATCCTCAGGGACGTCAAGCAGACCCTCGGCGTCGATCCGGACGACCGGACCTTCGACATCGACCTGAGCCTGCACATCAACTCCGCCCTGGCCATCGTCCATCAGATCGGGCTCAGGATCGAGCCCCGCGTCGTGGACGACAGCCTCGAGTGGGAGAACCTCTACATCGGGACGTACCTTGATCTCGTCCGCGAGGTCGTCGTGCTGCGCTGCCGGCTCGCGTTCGACCCGGCCGGGTACTCGTTCGTCAACTCCGCCCACGAGAAGCTGCTCGAGGAGGCCAAGGTGAGGCTACAGTACGCACTGGAGGTGCCGTCGTGATCATCAACGGCGATATTCTCGCCCAGTTCGGCGTCAGGGGCATGAAGTGGGGCGTTCGCAAGCCGACCACCCGCGGTTCGACGCCCCCGTCCAAGCGGGCGCCCAAGGAGGGCGGCGAGAAGCGCCAGTCCCTCGACATGCACTCCATGAGCGACACCGAGCTGCGCAACGCCATCAACCGCATCAAGATGCAGAAGGAGTACGCGCAGCTCACGGCCCCTCCGCCCAAGGAGAAGGGACGTGGCCGTCAGCTCGTCGAGAACATCGTGTTCTCCTCCGCCGAGGCCGCCGGCAAGAAGGTTCTCACGGGCGCTCTCACGAACGTCCTCGAGAACGCTCTTCCCCCGGCCCTTCGCGGAAAGCCCGAGAAGTCCAAGGCCGACCAGGTCGCCGAGAAGGTCCTCAAGGGCCTGAAGGGCGACAAGAAGTCGGACGAGGGCGGAGACGAGTCCCCGGGGCCGGAGAAGCCGAAGCCCAAGCCCGGTCCGCAGAAGCCTTCGCCGGGCAGCGGCCCCCTTCCGGCTCCTCCGAGCCCCGCGCCCCCTGGAGGCGGAGCCCGCCAGGCGCCTCCGCGCCACTCGTCCGGTTCTCGTCCGAGCAACCCGTTCAGAAGGAGCGGCGGCAGTGCTAAGAAGTCGTCTCCGCCCCCCGTCGACGTCCCGGACGCCACCGTGAGGCCGAAGTCCTCGGGACCCGCGCCCGTCGCGGCGATTCCGAGCAAGCCCTCCACCCAGGGTCGTCCCGGTCATTCGGGTTCGGGTCGCTCGTACAACAATGACTCGTCGAGCACCGACCGCAAGGGCGGGGGCGCCACCCAGGGCCGTCCCGGAACGACCGGGAAGCGCAAGCGCCGCAAGTGGCCGTTCGGTCACGGCGACCTCGACGGCATCGTCGTCGATATTCTGGGCGAGATGGACTGATGCTCTCGAACACGGCGGTTCCACGCTACTACGCCGAGTTCCGGGACAAGGTCCTCCGCGGCGAGATACCCGTCTGCCGCGAGATCTCGATGGAGATGAATCGGATAGACGCCCTCGTGGCCGACCGGAACATCTGGTACGACGACGAGGCGGTCGAGGGCTGGATCCGCTACTGCGAGGCCGAGTTGACGCTGACTGACGGCGAGCCGCTGGTCCTGCTCGACTCTTTCAAGCTGTGGGGGGAGCAGGTCTTCGGCTGGTACTACTACACCACCCGGTCCGTTTACGTCAAGGACGGCGACGGACCGGGTGGGCACTTCGAGCAGCGCCGCGTCCTCAAGCGCCTGATCGACAAGCAGTACCTCATCGTCGCCCGGGGCGCCGCGAAGAGCATGTACGCGTCGGTGATTCAGAACTACTTCCTGAATATCGACACGTCCACGACTCATCAGATCACGACCGCCCCGACGATGAAGCTCGCAGAGGAGGTCATGTCGCCGTTCGCCACGGCCATCACGCGCTCGCGAGGGCCGCTGTACAAGTTCCTCACGGCGGGGTCGATCCTGGCGACCTCGGCGAGGCCGGCCGACAGGAAGCTCCTGGCTCACACCAAGAAGGGCATCCAGAACTTCCTGACGAACAGCCTCCTCGAGATCCGACCCATGTCCGTCGACAAGCTACAGTCGCTCCGTCCCAAGGTCTGCACCGTGGATGAGTGGCTCTCGGGCGACACGCGCGAGGACGTCGTCGAGGCGCTCGAGCAGGGGGCGTCCAAGGTCGAGGGCTGGCTCATCGTGGCCACCTCGTCCGAGGGCACCGTCCGCAACGGCGTGGGCGACACCAAGAAGATGGAGCTGATGCGCATCCTGCGCGGTGAGGAGGAGGATCCCCACACCTCCATATTCTACTACCGCCTGGACGACATCAAGGAGGTCCCGGACCCGGCGACCTGGATGAAGGCGAATCCTAACATCGGGATCACGGTCTCCTACGAGACCTATGAGCGCGCCGTCGCCAGGGCCGAGGCCAACCCGGCGCTGCGGAACGATATTCTCGCGAAGCGGTTCGGGATCCCCATGGAGGGGTACACCTATTACTTCACGTACGAGGAGACGCTCCCGCACCGCCGCAAGGAGTACTGGAGAATGCAGTGCGCGATGGGCGCCGACCTCTCGCAGGGCGACGACTTCTGCGCCTTCACGTTCCTGTTCCCCAACAAGAACGGGACGTTCGGAGTCAAGACGCACTGCTACATATCCTCGAGGACGCTGTCGCTGCTTCCCGCCGCCATGCGGCTGAAGTACGACACGTTCATCGAGGAGGGGGGATTACAGGTCCTCGAGGGCGCCGTCCTCGACATGATGGACGTCTACGAGGATCTCTGGAAGTTCATCGAGGAGAACGAGTACGACGTCGTGTCCGTCGGGTACGACCCGTACAACGCCAAGGACTTCATCAAGCGCTGGGAGACCGAGAACGGTCCTTACGGGATCGAGAAGGTCATCCAGGGCGCGAGAACCGAGTCCGTGCCTCTCGGGGAGATCAAGATCCTCGCCACCGACCGACGGCTCCTGTTCGATCAGGACCTGTTCGGCTGGGCGATGGGGAACTGCATCACCCTCGAGGACACGAACGGCAACCGGAAGCTGTACAAGAAGCGCCGGGACCAGAAGATCGACGCCGTGGCGGCGCTAATGGACGCCTACGTGGCGTACAAGAACCATCGCGAGCTGTTCGAGTGAAGGAGGCTCATGGCCATCTCTGACCGTATCAGGCGGGCCTGGTCCGCCTTCAAACTCGAGGGAAGGACTCCCGACGATGTCGGCGGCTCCGTTTCTCAGGGATCTTCGCGGTTCTTCTGGCCCAGCGCGGTCTCGAAGGACTCGATCGTCGCGAAGCTGTACAACCAGATCGCGCTGGACGTCGCGAGCGTCGCGTTCAAGCACGTCCGGGTGAACGAGTCCGGGTCGTACGTCAGCGATAAGACGTCCCGTCTCGCCGAGAGGCTTTCGCTGTACGCGAACATCGACCAGACATGGGACCGCCTGGTTCAGGAACTCGTCTGGATCATGTTCGAGGAGGGCTCCGCAGCGATCGTCGCCGTCGACACCTCGGCCGACCCGACGACCACTGACTCGTACGAGGTGGATTCCCTCCGGGTCGGGAGGATCACGCAGTGGTTCCCCCGGCATGTGGAGCTCGACATCTACGACGACCGATCGGGAGATCGGAAGCGGATTATCCTCCCGAAGGAGGTCGTGGCGATCGTCAACAACCCCCTGTACGAGGTGATGAACCGGCCGAACTCGGATCTTCAGCGGCTCATCAACAAGCTGGCGATCCTGGACGCTATCGACAAGCAGTCCGGCTCGGGCAAGCTCGACGTCCTGATCCAGCTCCCGTACGTCGTGAACTCCGAGATGCGCTCCAAGCGCGCCAAGCTCCGTCAGCAGGAGCTCGAGCAGCAGATGGAGAACAGCAAGTACGGGTTCGCGTTCCTCGATCCCGGCGGACAGGTTGTTCAGCTGAACCGCGCGTCGACGAACAATCTGATGGACCAGGTGACATGGCTCACCAACCAGGTCTACTCGTCCCTCGGAGTCGGCGAGGAGGTGTTCATGGGCAAGGCCACGGAGCTTCAGATGCTCACGTACTACAACCGGACCGTGAACCCCATCCTCGACGAGATCGTCAAGGCGATGACCGGGACGTTCCTCGGCAGGACCGCTCGATCCCAGGGTCAGCGAATCGCCTGGTTCCGTGATCCGTTCAGGCTCGTCCCCATGGGGCAACTGGGCGACCTCGCGCAGGCGTTCACCTCCGCCGAGATCATGTCCTCGAACGAGGTCCGCGACAAGCTCGGGCTGGTCATGTCCGACGATCCGCGCGCTGACGAGCTCGTCAATGCCAACATCAACAACCAGACGTCGGCGGCCAGACCCTCCGTGGCCCGGCCCTACGCCGACCCGAGAGAGGAGTCATAATGGGAGGTAAGCGGAAGCCCGACGTCTCCGGGTGGGCGACGAGGTACAACGTCACCTGCGCGGACGGCCTCACTCTGGCCCCCGGCGCCTTCGCACGAAACGATGGCGGCCAGGTGCCCGTCGTCTTCCAGCACAACCACCAGTCGATCAGTAACGTCCTCGGCCACGCCCGCGTCAAGGACATGCCCGAGGGGGTGCGCGCCGACATCTTCTTCGACGACACCCCTGAGGGGCGGTCCGCCCGCACTAAGGTGGAGCACGGTACGCTCAACAGTCTGTCCGTCTTCGCCACCGGTGTCGAGAAGAACGGCACGGTCGTCACCCACGCCGATCTCGCCGAGATCTCGCTCGTCCTCAAGGGAGCCAACCCTGAGGCGAAGATCGACGAGATGTACATTCAGCACAGCTATGGGGATCTCGAGGACGCGGAGGCCTTCGTGGCCGTCTTCGGCGATACTCTGTCGCATGCTGACGACGGCGGTTCGGAATCTTCCGATGACGGAGATTCCGAAGAGGACGACGAGGAGACGGTGGAGGACATCTGGAACGACTTCTCCGACAAGCAGAAGGAGGCCGTCGGCGTCATCGTCGAGGCCGCCCTCAAGAAGGCCGGC